CCGCTAAAGGTTTCTATAATGACACCGTCGACTTCCATTTCGGCGCGTTCGATTGCGATAGTACCGAGACTTTGCGCCCAAATGAAAAAGTTCGCTTCGTCGGTAGGTACAAGATTTTGGATATTTGGTCCAATACGTTGTGCAGTATCTCCAGGTAGCCAGGGTAGCGGGCGTAGACGTAGGGCAATCCAGTTGATAAAATCGCACTGCCAGGTCCAAGGAACTGCAAAGGTAATACGTTGTCCCCAGTTTGGCGAGCCTTGAAACGTCCAGGTAGCGACTTCTTGTGTAAAATTATGATAGGGCTTATTGTCAGGACGAAATTTAGTTTTTGATGCGTTAGGTGGATAAACAAACTCATCAAAATCGGAGCGGTCAATCAGCGAGACGATCTTCTTTAGTTCGCCGACAGGCTTAGCGGAAGCCATTACCTTCGTCTTCTAGTATTCACTTTAGACTTCCTTGCGCGACGACGGGTCTTTGTCGGTTGTAGTTCTCCATACATTCGTTCTGTAGCACGCCGCATCGCATTTGCACGAACATTTGGAGGCATTTTAGCAGCGCGAATAATTTCGGTTACTACACTATCATTTCTTAAAGGGGTGCTTGGACGATTTAATGTACTATTTATTGGAACAATTTTAGCACGTGCAATACGTGGTTTGGACCGAAACCATGAGACCGGGGTACTCATATGAGGTATAGAAACCTCAAAAAAATTAGCTCCGTAGGACATTCCTAATAGTTAATACTAATTAGTCCACTGGCTTTCGCATACATTACAGATATACTGAAACTTCAGGTTTGTAGGGTCAGTCTTGATGTAAATAACATCGCGGAGGTCAGAATTCGCAACGGACGGGCAGGTTGTATTACGGCAGAGAATTGTCTTGACATGGGGAAGTGTCGGGTCTTGACGCGTATAGGCGTTAACGGTGATACCGGATGCGGCACCACCAGCAGATGAACCTGAACGGAAGTTTGTTTCAAGTACCAGGGCATCCTCCTTTGTAGTGGGTTTGAACGGCTCAGAGTGTCCGCATGTATTACATTTGAGGTTCGCACCAGCCTCAGTAATATCGTAACCGTACATATTATCACATCGAGTACAAAACTTCATCTATATCTCTATACCTTCTGAGGATTTCAAGTTTAAGCCGTCATTTTTTCTCAAGCACGCGCCTGGTTCTTTAAATGCCTTACATTGGTGCGTTAAAATGCCCCATTTAAATACCCGGTATGTATTACACAAATAATGTATGTCCTTGTGAAGACTCCTACATCCGCCACCGAAAAGAGCGAATCCTATACATTTAACGACGTGTATGACCTTCTTACATACGTAACTACTATGGTGAAGGAGGCGGCGGCGCGCCCTGTAAAGAAGTCTGTGGCAAAGCCTGAGGCAACAGTACAGGAAAAGGAGGAGAAGGAGGAGGAACAGGAGGAGGAACAGGAGGCGGAGGAGGAGGCGGAGGAGGAAGAGAAGCAGGAGGAGCAAGAAGACAACGAAGACAAAGGCACCCCACTGTCTGTTCTAGAGGAGGAAACAGACCCAGTGTCCAGAATAATTAATATGCTTAAGATAACGCCGTCAAACCCACCACTTAGTAGCCGCCATCTGTATAATAGATCAGAGTATCCTAAGCCTCTTCCACTGCCACCTATATTAGACACCTTTTGCGAACCATTGTTTACAGGACCAATTGACCGTGAAAAGAATACTGCTGAAATTATGAAGCGAATAAAACAGATGGAAACCGGTACTATAGACTCTCACACGAAAAGTCAGTACGAAACTCTAGATAAAATCATAGATTATTTCACAGAGAATTTTTTAGAGAGAATAGACGTAAAAATTCACCCACCGTGTCTAAATGAATATAATTATATTTTTAAGGATATGCCAATCCTTATTAATGCTTGCTATGATTTATTTGTCGCTTACCCGCATAAATTTATTGAAAATTCACATGAACTTGAAACAATAAAGGAACATATTCATTATATCAAATATCTCCTCTTTCGCGTGGATAGCGTATATACCCGCATTCAGTTTAGAAGGTATGGTAAGTCCAACCCTGAATCTGGTTATATGAGAGGATTTACTCTAAAAAAGACTGTATTTACAGAATTAACAACTATGATCTCTAAATTCATAAATGAACAGAAAAACCATGGCGTCGTTGATTATAAGGATGCTGTAGAGATTTGCTACAAAACGCTTAACTCTATGTATGACGAGACACTTGTAGGTGCCTCAGTCTTGGACGATTGGATCGCCCTATTTGTGAAGACAAAACTCAGCAGAACCATGAATGGTTCCTTACAGAGTTCTATTATGTATAGCACCTTCGAACAGTGGTTACAGAACTCTGCTCCTCAAGCCATAATGAAATTTTTATCTATCCAATATTTTTCCAAGGTGATGAAGGAGACGCACGGATTTGAAACAGGTCGCAAATCGTCAGGTGTATTTTATAAAAATGTAGAATTGAAGAGTAATGTATCTGGTGATAAAGTGGAAGAAAAATCCACAGCAGTTGAAAAGACTACTAGTACAATCGACGTCTCTGGGTGGAATCCGCAAACACCGTTTGAAGATAGATGGGCATCTATATAAAACAATAAAAAATTATAAAGACTATACAATACATAAGTATATTATAGTCTAAAAACAAAACCAAATTTACACTGTCCACTTACCGCGGCTAAATGGTAATACAGTCATTGTATTTAATTGGTCACGGTAACGTTGTACACGCTTCTCAAACTCTATTTCTTCTGGATTTTGAGGTAAGGCAACAGAGCTTTCGTTAAGTTCATCAACGGCAGACTTAGCTGGTTTCTTACCATAGCAGTTGACACCAAAGCGTAGTTCAGGATTGTCGAAGTAACCACCGTTGACACCGGGCTGTCCACAGACATTGCGGTATTCAGGTGAGCCTTTTTGGAGTTTCTCCCATGTCTCTTTTTGGGTAGGATAGACGGCCATCTGTCCCTTAACCCAGCCATAATTACACCAGTCGGCACCCTTTTTATGGGCTTCTTGTACTTGTTCATAAGTAGCAAGTTCAGAATCCATGGCGGCACATACTGCTGCTGCATCATTAAATGTATAAATATTGCGGCTTACGTTAAATACTTCTTTGGGTGGTGGGGCTGTAAATGTTGGCATCATAGATTCAAAACTCTTATCTAGAGCACCAGGCATTCCAAGTGGGCGTTCATTTGCCTTAGGCATTACAGGTGGCGGTGGGGCAGCAGTATTAATAGGCTTGACAGAAACATCAAGTATAGGCTTGGCATCTTCAGCTTCATCACCTACTATGACTTCGACTGACTCGCGTTTATGTATCATTTTCCATAACTTTTTCCAACCCTTATTAATATAATATCCAATTACTTTATGATAAATAACAAGTGCAACAAAAAGAGCAAGAATAATCAATAAGATTGCCCAATATTTAGTAAAAATATCAGAAAAAAAACTACTTGCCTCCTTCCCTACATTATTGCGGGGAAGGTTCGGAGTAGTAGCCGGTGGGATAGGTGTAACACCGAAATTCATCTTCTGTTGTATATGCCGAAATTAAGCAGGAGCAGCTACTTCATCAATCTTCTTATTAGCATCACGAATAGCTCGTATATGTTCAGCAAAGTCCTTTTTATCATGTTCAAAGGAACGTTTGAGAGTCATAAAGACAATGTAAGAATCACCGGTTATAACAGATTCGCTAGGTATAGTACGAGCTGAATCGTCATCATACTCAATCCAATCTGCATTTTGACGACCATACATACGATAATGGCCACCTCGTGCGGATCCTAAATGTTCAATAACAGCATATGACTCATAGATAGGATGATCGCGTCCACCCTTAAAAGGATCACGTGGAAAGGCCATCCAAGGTGTAAAGTCTGTTGACTCTAGATCCCATTCAATCTTACCACGAACCTTTAGGTTATCATTTGTAAATCGCTTGAAACTTAGAATGAGTGTAGGTGGTAGTCGTGAAATACGTGTGCGAAGCGTTGCCTTGGTCTTTACATGACATATATCACAATGATAATCCTCAATATCCTCTGAATCAAAGGCACCGTCTAAACAAGTCTTCAATATAGGCACAGGTCCTCCTACAATATTCGCACCGGGAATAGGACATTTAATCATAATCCATGGCTCATAACGTTCACTTATAGTGCCGCATACAGAGCATGTAATCTTTGCCTGCGTCTGTCCATGGAAATTTGCCACAATGTCACTATATTCTTTACGATAAAAGTCAGACCAAGAAGTCAAAGCACGTAGTTGTTGTGCTTCCTCAATTGTATTAGCAACACCGGTTACATCCATACCAACACGTCTATACATAGAATCATGTAGAGAATCAAGGATATATTGAATAGTCTCGGCAGAATCTGATTGCTGACCTGGTACATACCAATCATCATCAGTGGCACGTAGTGTCATATGAAATGCATGTATAAATCCATTAGGTGCCATAACACTTACTTGTCCAGTAGGAATATGACGCCAAAAGTCACGAATAAGGGTTTGAAATGCTTCCATAAGACGCCCACGCTTAGAATCCGCACGCGGCTTATGTGGATTATCAGTAAGAAAGATTCGGCCTATGGCCGGTGTAATTCGAAAGGCTTGTAATACAGCATTTAGGAAACAAGTATTACCAAGATTGCGAATACCGATACGCGAATCTATTAGATCGGTCATGGAAAAGTGTAAATTTTTAAGGAAGACACTAAATTTAATTTATTTGGTCAATTTTTTGTTAGAAAAAATGAACCCTCAAATGCTACCATAAATATATCATCAGGTAAATAATGTTTAATCCACAACGTTTTGAGCATATTTATGGCGTGGATGCATTAGATACGGCTCATAATTTCTTTCCTGAGATGATGTATGATAGTCATCTATTTCCACAGCCAACACTATCTTGGATGCGACATCGTATATCATCACTCTTTCCGAGTGAATATGCTCAACAAAATACGATTTATCGTTTGTATCATTCTCAGCAACGTGCTCAAATGATGGATGCATGGCGTACAAATCGTATAACACATGTGCCATCACCAATTCCTCAAACAGGACCATCCGCAACAATCAATACACCCTTAGTGATTACTCCAAATCGTACTACTAGAACTAATCCATTAACATCAACTCCTCAGCGTCAAACAACTATGGCAGAACATCTTAGAGCACTCCAGACTCCACCACCTATTCAACGTAATACTACAAATAATATCCGCACAAATGAATTCATATCAGCAACAGATCTAAGTCTATTAAATTCATTATTATCATTAGGAACTGCTACAACTACAGCAGATACAAATACGTTTACAAATCTTATGGGAGGATTAAACTTTGTCTTTGAGGATGTCATTGTAGCACCTACTCAACTACAGATTATGGCAGGATCGCAACTAGTTGAACATTCAGCTGTACCAGAGGAGGTAAATTGTGCAATATGCCAGGAACATGGTGAGCCTCGTACATGGCGACTATTACATTGTCATCATTACTTTCATAGCAGCTGTATTTCCAGATGGTATGAACAAAGTGTAGAATGTCCAGTCTGTCGTGCGGATATTCGAAATCCTCCAGCTGCCGCTGCCCAAGCATCACAATCCTCGCAGCCAGTTGAATCGCATGATTAAAGAACTTCTTCACCGGCATCTTGTTTACAACGCATAAGTGCTTCACTACACATAATTTTACAATCTTCATAACCACCACGTGTAAGTGTAACAAACATAGGTAAAGTAATACTATAATCAAGTGCTTGAGGAATCATCATAATTGTAGATACTATTGATGTTACAGCTAATCCTAAACTTAATGAAATATTATCTTTTGGAAAATGATAATGTGATAACTGTTTTGGTAATACAGGTAAACATTTTTCACACATGAATGTATGTAGTATAGATTGAATGAATTCATTATGGTCACTAATAGCAGACATATGAGATTGTATAAACCAATGGAACGGTTCAGACAACATATTACTATTACTGTTTGATTTACATGCTAAAGCAGCAGAATGAAAAATGTCTTTTATATGAATAACTTGTTTATCATGTTCAACATAAATACGTAAAGATTCTTTCACAAAATTATATGTAATTAAAGCAAAAAAAACAATTGTAATACATTGAAGAAGACGTGCTGACTCATCTTCACCATGAATCCAAGGTGTAATATACATATAAAATATATCATTTGTATGAATTGTTTTATTAGCAGATGTAGGTCGCACAGGTTTTGATACTATAAATCCAAATGCTTTACGAAGTGGACTATGTTTTTTGAGTTTACGAAACTCTTCATTAACTTTGCTAGCATATCCTAAAAATTCTTCAGCACTTGGAATAATAAAATGAGTATGTTTCTTTATATATTCATGACCCTTGATTTGAAATAAAAAATTTATAGCTTCAAGTAACTCTCCTTTACCATTTAAACCCGAATAAGCTAGTCGTCGAGCGGACGATGTTTTTGGAGAGGATGACATGAACAACCTAATTAATTATGTGATTTGTATTTTTAAGTTCTATCTAGATTGATTGTGAAACAACCGCTTCCAATGTTCCATTTATAATTGTTGAAAAAGGTAAAATGCCACCGTTTCGTTTGAAAAGTACTGTAATTTGCTGGTCAGGACCACGAAAAGTATTAAATTTTGCCATAACTTCACCAACGGTCTGGCCAGGATTAGCGACCAACCGCAATTCGGCTCCAGAATGAAAACCGGCATATTTACGTCCGGAAGCGTCAGGAATCAACAGTAAAGTTCCAGAGACTTCTGTGTGTTCACCAAACATCCAGGAAAACATATCTTTACTGTATATATCTATACTTTTATACTCTGTACCGCAAACATAGATGCTATAGAACGTTGACCACGTGCTTCCATAGCTTCTGCAGTTCGTGAGGCATCCAATAATAATTTGCCAAATAATAATGATTCGGCAAGTTTTTCACGAGCAGCTACAGGATCACGTGCGTTCTTAGCAGATGTTATAGCCGCTGATGTTACACCTGGAATACGTTCAACTTGTAGACCAAAGACTTGGGAAACCGGTTTTGCTATTTGATTTGTAATATAGAACGCATAATCTGGCACAAGACCGTGTTCTCTAATATATGTGGGATGCTCAATACGGTCACCTTGTAATTTAGGAGGTGGACCAATTCCAATATGTTTAATATAGACAAACGGAATACGATCACTTGTAGATGGTTTATTCCCTGGGTCACGTTCACCAATACGTTCGGCCAAGACTTTATGAGCAATACGAGTTGGGTCAGCATATTCAGCACGAAGTGATTTTGTAATTGTAAGTTTTGTCAGTGGAAATTTTCCAGCCAGTAAATCGCGTGCACTATCTTGTATAAATTTAACTGCTTCAGTTACACCAGTCACACTATCTGTTGTTGCTAACAGACGGTCAATTGCACCACCATAAATATATTTGACAATAGGTGCGTTATCACGACGTTTCATAACGATACCCATACTTTTACGATGAAAGTCATCATCTTCTAGTCCATCTTCAGACATATCACCTACATATCGCTTTTTACTCAACAGACAGAACGACTTGAAGATTTTATCAAATTCAAAGTCGTGTGGTGCCTTTAGACACGATGAGACTAATTTACCTGATTCAATCGTCAACTCCTTGGCGGCAACTAAGGCCGCCATACCACGCAAAGCTTCTCCCGTTACAGGATCTCGTGGTCGAAATCGTAGAAAGATAGAATCTGTATCACCATAAACACATTCCAAATCACAACGCGGATCTTTGCCATCACTATAGACCGCCTCCATAACTGCTTTGGCAAACATAAGTTGTTTACGACCATAACCAGTTGTTGATGCTGCTAATACCTGTCGACGAATCTTAAATGTACCAGAACCCAACTGACCATACAATGAATTGGCAGTTAATTTATAAGCCAATTGTTGGGCATCCAGCAGGGCTTTGCGAAACTCATCAGGTTCTTTTTCAGCGAGTTTACGTGTAGATTTACGTGAATCAAGTAACATTTTCAAGATACGTGGAATTGTACCTTGTTCATCTTGTACATAACGAGCTACACGTTTACCTACACAACTTTTGGGCTTATGTTTACGTGTATCGCCTGGGTCAGACCGCAATATATCAAATTCAATATTGACATAAGATTTACCAGGAAGATTATCATATAAGTCAGACCCCTCACGAATACAGATAAAGCGTCCATTATTATCATAGTCTTTTACAGAAATTAACGTATCATGAGAAATGTTTTCAGAAATAATAGAAGACGGATATAGTGAACTAAAATCATTAGCAGTAATTGGGTCATCAATGTAAATACCAGTATGCGGTTCAAGCACAATGGCACCTTCATAACTATCTTCGTCGGCTTCTTTTTCATCATCCAAATATACTTCGCCACGTGGTGACGATGGAAGTACAGGAATAAGTTGTTTTCCTTTTCGGCATTCTTTGAAGATAAGTGATTCAATCTTAATACCCTGACCACGTGTAAAGATAAATCCTACAGGGACAGAACATACATCTGCCATAGCAATTGAATTGTTTAGAATTTCGAGCTTTGTAAACAGTTCCATAACTAGGTCACAATCCTGTAAACAGTAGCGAGCAATATCTGCACGACCTTTCATACCAGCCGCACCTGTATACTTGTGAAGTCTGAAAATATCTTTTGGGCTAATGTCATCCTTTACTTGAGCCCAGCGAACAGGAGCAGCACCATGTTCGGCCAATGTATCTTTACCACCTTCAATAACAACTATCAATGCTTTGGGTTCTACACCTACAACACGGCAACGGTCTACAACACGGTCATTTTCCTCATCTAACAATGTAATAAATCGTCCTTCAACAATACCTTTTGTTGACTTTGTGTTAAATGTAAATGTATCTACGGCACCATCTACGACTTTTAATCCACCACTAATACCACCACTTACAAATGTCGCAGAGACATTATCAAGTGTATAGGATTCTAGATTATGATTGCGACGAACATATGGTAGTAAATCAATTTGTAGGCGTCCAGGACTTGATAGAATCCACATTGTATTGTCACCCATAGCAGATGAAGACAGAAACTTTTCATCAAGTCGTGGTGGTCGTGTTTTAAGACATGATAAGGGGGCAATTGACGAACGTAAAGCTTTTGCTTCAGCCGCTACTTTCGCGTTCATAGCAATCTTAGATGCTCGCGTTGCGTCATCAATCTCTTTACGATTTCCGCGATGTTTAGCATCCAATAAAGACTTGGCAGTTCGCTTGGCAGCAGCTGTTTTAGATTGAATATCATTATTATGTAAGAGTTCTAACAGTCTATCCCATAGATATTTACTATCAAAACCAAAGATGTTGTAACCAATCAATATGTCAGGAGCATAGGTACCAATCCAATTAAACCAATCACGAATCATTGCCAATTCGGAATTAAATGGATATACATAAATAGGTACATCAGCACCAGGAGGTTTTACAGCACTTTCATCTGCTCCATTTAATACCCATATATATTTACTAAGTGCTTTACCATTACGATATAGTACAGTGCCTATTTGAATAACTTCGTCGCCGGCAATACGAGGCATACATTCCGTAAGTAGTTCGTCCAAAACATTAATTGCGTTTTCTTTCGCATCACGTCCGCTGGTATATACTGGTTCATCCTCCTCATCCTCATCGTCTGATAAGGACTCTTTTTGAAAGGCTAGAGTACTTTGATGTGTATCTTTTGTATTAGAACCAACCACAGTAGTAGTTGTCTTTATATTACCAGGTGTCTTACATGCATATAAAGCCGCAAGAGCATGTGTAATGTCTTTAGATTTACCATATATATCAATACGTTCACGTAGTATTTCTGCTTTTACAGGACATTCCAAAGTATCTTTCAAATAAATAGGCGAAATAACTTTTGATTTTCCCTGAATACCCATAGCAAGTGTCTTACATAATGCGTCAACTGTTGTAATTTTTGTAGAGGATTCCAATAATTCACGAACAGGTTTACGCCAGGTCTTTTGGGCCTGTGGAAAGTCACCGTGACTGGAGAAACATTCAATATCCCAAGAACCAATCAGATATGGAGCAACTACACCACCAGTACCTGGATGTATATCTTCAAACTCGGCACAAGCTGTAATTGTAGTTGTGGATTCGTCAGAGTCTGTTTCATCCCATTTACCAGCATCAATATGAATCCATCCAGCAGGTGAAACATTTTGAATATGAAAGAAGCGAAGCATAGGATCAATATTGGCCTCATAGACCTTTAATGCAACACATTTTTTATCAGCAGATATAGATTCTACATCAATGCCTACAAGAACACCGGTTTGTAATCTTTCTAAAGAATCAATACCAAAGAGTGATTTCATGTCATATTCAATAGGCATCGATAACTTATTAAGAAATTTATCCTTAAGTTTTCGCCATAAAGCTTGAGATGGAACGGTAATCTTAAGAAATGCGGATTCAACGCCTTGATTATAGTCCCACAATGTCTTATGATATTCTTTTGTCAGTTCAACAAGGGACTTTGCCTCTAATGGTACAGCATTAGATACCCATTCTTTGAAATGTAGAAATGCCACTTTATCATCTTTGAGTACATCAGGAATACGAACATAGAAATATGGACGAAACTTATCAACTTGTAGACATACTGATTGACCATCAGCTGTCAATCCAAAGATAAGAATTTGATAATAACGATTAAGCACTCCTTCCGCACGTTCATCGGAGTCATAGCTACCATCGTCGTCTGTACGAATATACTTATCTCGCCCAAGTATATCCTTACACTGGAAATTAAGATCGTTTCGTAAAGAGTCCATTAGCACTAAAAAATCTCAGATACACACATAGACTGTTCAATTTTTATGGCTTATATAGGTTTACTTAGGGGATGATGAAGGAGTTCGCAAATCACGATATAAACCACGTAGGCCTTTTTCAGCATACATTTGTTTCAAGGATTCAATATCATTCGATTTCACAATAATAATTCCTTGTAGTTTAAGCCTATTCATTGTATATGGTAAATTCAATTCATTAGACATTTGCTTAAATTCATTGATTGTAATAGTTTGTTCGTCATCAGGTAAATACATAAAGTTAAATCGTAGTTCACAATAACCAACTTTATCAGAATTCCAGATTGTTATAGGAAAGGAGGGTAATAAAGGAGCCTCTGAACGCCGTCGGCGAGAAGTACAACACAGGAAACCCATAGCATACTAACATAATCTGTGGGTTTTAATAAACATTCAATTTTTTTTATTCGCGATTTCTACGTGTAGATGCACGGCGACTAGAACGTTTAGGTGATTTAAATGTAATTTTACGATTCTTTTTTGTAAAGAAGTCATTAGCAAGTAATAATAAAATAGCAGGACCAGCCTTTTGTACAGCAGAGACAAATGCATTAGCCATACTACCACCGGTTTGTGCTATCATTTTATTAATAGAACTACCAGTACTAGTACTACTAACACCAGCTTGTATACCGGGTTCTTTACTATCAGAGTTAGCAGTTGAACGATTAACAACGCGTAAACCAGAATTTTTGCGTGTAGTATTATTTGGTGTACCGACTAGCATAGATTTCATAGTCTTTTCATCACGCATAAAAGGTACAGCATTTGTGACACTGGCAGAACCAGGTACAGGATACTCTTCAATCGCACCATTCGGTGAAACTTTAAGTACACTTGGGTAACCGTCAAGTTTCGCATTTGCTATAGCAGGGACTTTCTCTACCATATCATGGTGTACACTGACCATGTTGGCTGTACGCCCCGGTGTGTTTCCGAATTTCTTCCACGTCGGAAGGTATTTATGACAATGTCCACACCAATCGGCATATACCAAAACAAATGTGAGTGACCCATTTTGAAATAACGCAGATGCCTCTTTGGCACCATCCATATCACGAACATCTACGGGAGGTGTGGCGAAACGACCCAACTTATTACGATACTGAGGCATATTCTTATAATGGTCTGCGAAAATCTTTTACAATAAGTAAGGAAAGTATGAAACGGTATATTTTATTGCTAAGTATTTTGGCAATTATGCTTGTTCTTGCTCTAATACGTTCATACGCATTAGTACCATCCAAGGAATCGTTTGAAGACGTAGATGTAAATTCAGAATGCCCAGTAAGTGCTGTAAGACAACCAGATGGTACAATAAAAGTAGAGCCTGGACATCATACATTCAACACATTACCCGAATATACAGACTTTTTAGCCAAGTTATTTAATAAGGGTGCTAAATGCTTACCACCCATGGTAGCAAATAATAGAGAGCCTGTGCCTGGTATATTAGGTGGATTAGGAAACGGTCAACAGTCGCCGTCATCATTTAATAATGAAGGTACAACTCGTGATGTCTTTGCGTCTAATTTTCACGGTGAAGATACGTCAGTAAAGACACCCATTGATAAACTCGATGATTATGAATATACACGTGTATATCAACAGGAACGTGGAGCTCGTAATACAATTGAGGCACAGTCCAAAAATCAGAAACTAAAGTGGCGTAGTTTAGATTGGGCAAATCTACCCTTTAATTCTGAGACTCGAGCCAATCAAGAAGATACATTTGTGGCAGGACGTATGGAACATGGATTCCGTGAGCCGGAATCGGGTGTATTCTTTAAAAATATGGAGGGAACTAACGTTGAACCTCCGGATGTACAAGCAGAAAAAGATCGTGAAGAAAAAATACTAGCAGCATATCGTCCAACAGGAGTATCAAAACACAAGATTGATAGTGAAACAATGCAGGTTGCTCGATTAGTTCACGATTTATATGAAAAGGATCCAAATTGGGAACCAATTGTGACTAAAACAGGTGAGAATCAGTGGGAAGTTACAGAACTTCGTCCAAAGCCTCGTGAAGAACGTTGGGAAGACGCTCAGGCCAAAGCCACGTCATTATCAAAGGCCCAGGAATCAGGCATGTCTATTCCACCGCCTAGCATCGATATAAATGATCGTATGCGAGGCGATCCATATTTTGATAAAGGAGGCTTAGGTGACTATGATAACAATCGTTTTTGGAATTACAATGACTTCAATAAATGGACACCAGGACTTGAACGTATGTTTGCACCAACTATGAATAACGATAAATGGTATTAAAAACCATCTTAATTTTTTTCAATCAACAGATATTCGGTTCATTGAAAGAAATTCGTAGACGATAAATAGCAAAGTTGCCATAAATTGTTAATATTATCTATATGCTGTCGGAGGTACTAGGGAAATTACCTGGCTAAGGCAAGTACGACCCGCATCATAGACGAAAGATGTATACTGTTTGCCGCCATGTAGTAGAGTTGAATTTCCCTTACAACTCTACCAATAATAGATAAAGACTTTTTTTATGAGGTCTAAACGTATAAATACCATCATGACTAGCAATGTCTATTCGTATAACGATTGATACACGAGAAGACGATTTATGGGCAGTATTACAACAATACAATAACCCATCAGACCCACAGGGATGGTGGTGTGAAAAGGCCCCACTACAGGTTGGCGATATTGCCTTTTACAAGGCAACTGATATTAGTGGAGTGAACCCTCTTGTCATCCTGGAACGTAAGGCTGCGGCAGATTTAGGTGCCAGCCAAAAAGATGGACGCTATCGTGAGCAGCGTGCCAGATTATTTGCGTTACGAGGTGCAGGAACAACAATAGCATATATTGTTGAGTCACCGCCATGGACACCAACATTGAGTATGAAATGGTGTCAAGGTAAATTTACAGAGTCGCTCTTACAGCATGCGATCGTCCGCCTTCAACTACGTCATACCATTCCTGTCTTTCATGCATTTTCGTTATTAGGTACAGTTCAATGGATACGGCGTATAGCAACTGCTCTTGTAACTGATCCAACCATGTTCCAAAGTGCTATGGCAACAACAGCAACAGAGGTAGCACAAGTCTATAAAGAATCTATTCATGTAAAGAAATCCAGCAACAATACTCAAGAGACAATTTTTTATAGTATGTTGTCAACTATACCCGGTTTAGGTAAACAAGGAGTAGAGGGAATAATAACACATACAAAATCATCATTTACAACACTCCTAGCCATGTCTGAAACAGATATTGCCAAGATTCCAAAGGGTAAAACAAAAGTTGGAAAAACTGCTGCGAAGACAATTTATAATGTAATTCATTCTTAATCATGCTTATTTTGTTTTACCAAATAATACTGCTCCACCAGAAATTGTAGCAGTATTAGCAGTAGTAACAGTGCTAATAGTGCTAACAGCTGGTGCTGGTGCACTCAAAAATACAATACTAGATACTTGTGGTGCTGATGTATTAAATATTGTATTTCCAGATATACGTATAGGCATTCTAAATTAAATCAAGAAATCTTAAAAATTGATAATACGCATATTTTATGTAAATGTTACTAAGCCACCATGACTGAACCAACTCTTGTCATCACGCCGCTACCGGATGAACCTAAAATCTACAATCCCTGGAATCTTGCCAACCGTCGTATACCGGATGCCACGATTCTTCAGATACTTCGTCAATTTGGAATTAAGGATAAACCACGCCGTTGGGAACTTTTCCGCCAGGCCTGTGTTCATTCTAGTTATGTAGACCGTCAAGATCCACCAGCCTTACAATCTGGTGAACCTGTTATCATTGCTCCACGTCCAGAAAATTGTATGCCTTTGTGTACAGCAGATAATGAACAAATTGAGTTTGTAGGTGACTCGCTCTTAGGATGTGTTATTGCCTTATACTTACAGGAACGATATCCTGACCAAGATGAAGGTTTCCTGACTCGTTTACGTACACGACTTGTCAATAATAAACAACTTGGAGAACTAGCTCTTAAAATTGGCTTTCATAATTGGATTATCTTAAGTCGCCATGTTGAGGATGTATGTAATGGTCGTCGCAATTTGCGTATATTAGGGTCTATGTTAGAAGCCTGGGTGGGTGCCTTATACCTTGATATTGCGGATATTAGTCCAGGACAAGCCTTCGTTCGTGTACGTACATGGCTCATTTCATTGTTTGAAAGCCAAGTAGACTTTGTGATGTTGATTAGTGAAGATAATAATTTCAAAGATCAATTGCTTAAGTATTATCAGGCAACTTATCACACTCCCCCAAAATATAAGGAGGTCGAGATTGTGGGTCCGTTACATGACCGTACATTTACAATGGGTGTACTCAGTCCAGAAGGAGGTATTGTAGCAACGGCA